AAAACTAAATTATTTGCTTGATCTAATTTTATTTTATCTGTGTCACTTGTTCCGACAAGAAGAAGTTCTTGTCCGTGGATTGTTCCATTTGCGATTTGAGGATTGACTGTGTTGGTAACTAAACCGCCGTTGCTTGCGACGTAAAGGATTTCTCTTTGTTCTCCGGCTGGAGTAATCGTTGTGCTTCCGTCGAGAATTAAAGGCGTTGACGAAGTATTTGTAGGCACATATCCTCCACTGCCGCCGCCACCACCGCCGCCTGAAACGATAACAACTCGAACTGCTGGCAAGCCATCATATTCGACAAACTTTTGAAATTCACGATCATTAATGTGGTCAGGTAATGCCATCAAACGCCCCTAAAAAAATGGGGGCAGTTGTGACCCTGACCCCCACTAAATATCGACCTTTGATTAAGCTCGGATGTACTTAATGCAGTACTCAACTTTACCAGCAGTTAGTGCTGCTGTGCCGATTGTTTGAAGAACTTTAGCGCCGCTTGCAAGCTTAACTGGGCATGCAAGAACGTTTGGAGTGCCTTCAACAACTGCAGGGACGATTACTGCGCCAAGAGTCAAGCTCGCAACCGCACCTTGAGTTGTGGTCATGAAAAAGTCGTCGTCGCCAGTAATACCAACTTTAAGAGTCGCAGAACCACCAGAGGTAGCCGCTGTTTTTACAGTTGAGGTAAAGCCTGTGATGATGATGTCTTCGTTCGCAGTCAAAAGGTCAAGTGCGCCTGTAGCGCCTGCGTCTTTTGAGAAATCATAAATAACTCGTTTAATGACTTCTTCGTTCGAAAACGTACCGTCGATTGATTTGTGATCAGCTACTGCTGCCATATTATTTTACTCCTTTGATTTTTGCTCGTTTAACTTCTTCAGCACGCACATCACCTGCGATGTACGCAACCTGTTTAGTCCCAAACCCAACAATCGCAATGATTCTAATTGGGGTGATAATTTTTTTTATCATCTTCACTAGATCGTCTGGACTATCAGCTACGAGAGCCTCGATACGATCGTAAGGGTTTGTGGACGTAAACAGTTGTTCCATATTATGCAGTCACCGTGATGTGTTTAATTGCCCCATCATTTCCTAATTTCGCACCGAAAACAAGGTCGATCGACATGATGATGCCGAATTTCTTAGTAGAGTGAGTTTCGGAAATCTTAACACGAACTTCTTGCTGAGTTACCATGTGCAAAAAGTCTGGGTGGAAGAATAATCCGTAGTCTGCTCCACGGCTGTTGTCTTCGAAAAGATTAAAGCCGAATCGTTTTTGACCGATAACTCCGCCGATAGTTGGCGCTTCTCCGCCGTTGAAATCAGACGACACGATAGTCGTAGAGTTCAAAAGGTCAGAGTAGTATTGAGGGTCAAGAAGACCGTACCAGCCCTTGTCCATCGCCCATTTTGCTTTAGCAGCAAGAGTGCGCACTCCAGATAACTGAGAGCTGTTGAAATCGGTTACGCCAGTGACAGTGTGGTCTGGAGACGATCCAGATGGTGCAACTAAACCGTAAAGGTATTCGTTGACTTGATTGCCAAGTGCGAAGTTCATCGCATCAACAACTTCTGGGTGGTCGTGAGAAAGCTGAGATTGAAGCTCAACTAAGTCTTGAAACTCAACAGACGCAACAGCTCGTTTGTCGGCTTTGATGTCGACGTACTGAGTTGCGATTGCTTCTGGGTCGAAAGAGTCTGCGTTTGTTCCAACAGTTAAAAGTTGGCCGTTCATGTTGTTGACTTGAGAAACACGAACAGTGTCGCCACCACGGACGATAGAACCGCTGTAAGATTTGTCAACCAAACCACCTAAAAGTAAACTTGAACGGAATTTTTTTGTAAAACGAGCAGCCCAATATTTTTGGATCTGATCTTGTACTGCGCCTAAATCTGTAGCGGACATAGTGTTCTCCTTTTAAAGTCCGATGATCTGTTCTGGCTTATACTTAGCCATGTCTGCATCGGAAAGTTTTAGCCATTCGTCTTTGGAAATCTTTCCCGCCCCGTTTCCTTGCGGCGCATTTGCCGGTAGGTTTGGTGCGGAAGGATTCTTAAACATCTCAGGCCAGTCCTTTCGAAGGTTCTCAACCACTTTTGTCACGGCCATCTCGTCGATCTCGCCAGTATCTGGATTGACCTTGATATCGCCTGTGTTAATGAGGTTGTGCCACTTCGCATCGATCGGTGCACCAGCTGTTTTCAAAACAGCAGAAAGTTTCTGAGCTTCCAAAATTCTAGTTTCTAAGGAGCCGTATTTCGTTTCGAGTTCTTTGATTCGATCATCCCGTGTTTTAATGATCGTTTCATAGTCGCCACGTTTTTTTGCTTCTTCGTCGACACGCTGATTCTTCTCGGCAAGTAAAGCGTCCCGCTCTTGCTGGACTTTCTTTTTCTCGTCTAGAAGTTTTCTGTGAGTCTCGTAAGTAACTATGTCTTTTTTTGGCTCTGGTTGGTTTCCGCTGCCACCGGCAGGATCACCGTCCACCACAGGTGGATTGACTGGGTCTGACATTATTTTCTCCTAAAGTTAATTGTGTTGTCAACTTATCAGCCGCTTTTTCAAAAGTAAATCGCCAAACGTTTTGCGATACAGTCGCAGCGCTTGTTGAAATTCCAGTTGAGAAAGACGGTTAAAAATTCTTCCTTGCTCTTCTTGGTAGGCAGCAATCTGTTTGTTGGTGAGGCCCCTACCCTTCAAAAAGCCGACCGTACGTCTGCTTCCCTTGACACCTACACTCACCATGGACTTGGACACCTTTATCGTTCCATACGACTCCAGCATCTGACCTGTGAGCGTTAAATTAGATTTTCCAACTGAGGTTGAACCTGCGAGCACGCCCTTATCAGGAGCGTACTTCCGAAAGGCACGGTAACCAGAGGTAAAACCTTTTAGTTTTTCTTTTGTTCCAAAATCTTTTTTAACGCCATATCCTAATAGTGTACGTTTTTTAATAATGTTCGCAATGAATTCCCCAAGCGTCTTCATGGCAGCGGGTTTTATCGTTTCATCCACCGCTGACTCAAGGCGCTTAAATATATTATCAAGTTGTTTCGTTGCCTGAGACATACTTCACCAACTCTTTTAGTTTGTTTTTTTCAATGCCGAGGAAGTCTCTTTGTTTTCCGGGGATGGGTGATGATTGACCGTAGGTACCACGTATGTTTCCGTCAGCTTTTGCGTTTTCTTCTGAGCCTCTTTCAAATCCGACTGTGATCTCGCCAGGTTTATGATTAAGAAGTTTAAGAGCAGCAATAGTGTCACCCGATAGCTGAATATCAACTTTCGACGGAGATTTACGGGCATTTTTAAAGTCGAGAGAGTTGATATAGCCCTTTGAATATTTTGCAAACTTGTTACCATTTTTGTCTAGCCCCTTATCTGTTCGATCAACTATATGCTCGATGACTAGATCAGCGACTTCGACACGCTCGGTTGGATTAAGTTCCTTGGGAACCTTAATCGTTATTTTCTGCCACTTCGCCGCCATCTTTATCCTCTACCACTTCGGTTTTGGTTTCTTGGGTTTCTTCTTCTTCGAAGCCACTTGATCTCTCCTCGTCGATTTCTTTAATTAACTTATCGATCTCTTCTGACGTTAAATCTGGGTTAAGACGCTGCATAGCTTTCTTGCGAGAGATAAATCCGGCAGCGTATTCTTCCTTTAAATCTTTTACGACCTGGCCACGAGACTGCATGGGCAGCTGCACGGCGAAGTTTGTAACTACTTTTGCGGTGGGTGTAAAAAGCTTGCGGTTTTCTATAAGACCTGTCTGCGACCAATAAGGGTGCATGTGGTTCAGGATTAAACTCCACATATCCGCTTCGGCTTGCTGGTAGTAGGTCACCTGCTTTTGACGTGCTTCGTAGGTATCCATCTCGTCGATGATTTTAGAGATGCCTGAAGCGAAGTTCTCCGGGGTGAGGCCGCCAACAGTAGAGGCTCTAATGCCCTTGGTACCTAGGTACATAGACAGCTCGGTTTGGATGAGGTTTAAAACCTCTGCGTGGTCTACCTCTGGCTTAAGGGTGCCGAGCTTTGGCTCTGTTTGCGTCGCCGGATCGGACTTTAAAAACCACATTGCGTTGGGAGCAAATTTAATATTCTCCGAATCGATATCGATCCCGAAGAAAATACTAAAGCACTGAAACATGGACGCAAGGTTTAGGTCGGTGAGCATTGCAGGAAGAATCGTTGCGATACGGTAAGTATCGGTATCCTGCTTTGGCATAAGACGGTACTTGGACTCGTTTACATACGTGAAAGGCAAAACGCCGAAAGGGTTGATGCCCTCTGGGTTTCCAACTTTAACCATCTCGTCGTAATAATATTTTTCATCAGAGCCCATGATTGCGAACTCTGTAGCTGAGTAAACCCAATAAAGATCGATCTCTCCTCTTTTCCCGCACAGTAAAATTACATGGGTAGGATTGTTTGGTTGGACTGGGTCGTCGGAGTAGAGTACGAATCGATCGTTTAGAATCTCACGAATTTGCGGGATCCCTTTATGTAGGTAGGGATGAATCAAAGACGTTTTGCACAGGTTAAAAAGCTCGTTAGAGCAGTTCATGTGCGGGTTGATGATCATCTTTTCTTCATACCATTTAACAAGCTCTTTGTCGGAAGTGTTGCCATCCACTACTTCCCTGATAACAGACGTCTGATAGATGTTGGTCAGCTTATCAATGATTTTAGGTAGGACATTGATTGGCATCAGACGGTGTCTTGCTTGTTCATAAGACTGCGGAGAGAGCTGCGCTTTGAGAGCGCATTCAACGTGCGGCATAAGATTGCCTTCGAAAATATCAATGAGTGCTTCGTTGTATTTTAGATAGTCGCAGTGATTCTCAACTAATTTTTTAACGAGTTTTGGTTCTAGCATTTATAGTATTTCCGTGCGTTGTTTTGGTCTGTTGGAGCGTTCTGTAATTGTGATTATCGCATATCCAATTGCAGTAGTCACATGTTGATAATCCTTGGAATCATCTTCAATTAAGGTCGCACCCTTTTTAAGTTTGACCAATCTTAATCCTTCGTCAGACTTTTTGCAATTTCCATAAACAAAAGTACGACGAACGCCAAGATCATTGCAGAGGTAAGCGTTAACCCTGTTATGACGCTTACGGATAGGAGGGTTGCTGATGGGGACGCAGTACTCAAAGCGAAGTCCCCTTTTAGAAAGCTCATGCACGATAATGTCATAGTCAGACCGAGATGAACGAGTATCACGGTGCTTACCAGATGCGTCGCCGCAGATCTGAAACGTGTAATCCGTTTTGAGTAATCCTTTTGAGTCGAGCTCTTCGATCGTATCTGCTGTTCTTGCTCCATCGATAACTACCTCGTTGAAAATGTGAAACTCATCGTTGATAAACTGCATGCAAGCCATAGACATGGGCTTGCCTTCTCCGATGTTAAAGTCCCAGGTTAAAATAATTGGATAGGCGGGATTGATAATATACTCGAAATCCCGAAAGTTAAACTGCCTATCGTACTCGTAGTAAACGTACTCTCCTGCGATCTCGATCCACTCTCCACGCAGCATGCGGCGAGCCATCTTCGGGTCTACGTTGTTGCGAATGCCATCGATGTATTCTCTAGGCAGAAACGGGTTGTCTTCCGTGATGGAGTAATACACGTGCCGAGTAGGGTGCTTTTTTCCTCCGCTGTTTGGCTCTATAAAATGCTTGTAAACCCAGTGGGAGGGAGAGTACGTTTACTACGAGTACGATAGGCAGTTTAACTTTCGGGATTTCGAGTATATTATCAATCCCGCCATATCCTAATAGTGTACGTTTTTTAATGATGTTGGCAATGAATACCCCGAGCGTCTTCATGGCAGCTGGTTTTATGGTTTCATCGACAGCTGATTCTAGACGTTTGAA